TGTATCTAAGTTATTCTTTTTAGCAAGTTCAATAAGATTATTATAATGCTCAGTAGTTTTAATTATTTCTAGTTCTCGCCTTTCGTCTTCACTAACTGCCTCTGCCTCTCTAATATTGTTTTTAAGATCCGCTAGAGCTTTTGCATCTGCGGCCTCTTTAGCCTCTTTTTCTTTACGTGCTTTTTCAGCTTCGGCATCTGCGGCTTTCTCTTCCGCTATCCTTTCAGCTTCTATTCTTTTTCTCTCTGACTCGGCCTCTCTTAAATTAGTTGTTATTTCTGCGGTTAGTGTTTTTTGCTTTTTAAGTCTTGAAGACTCTAAATCAATTAATCTAGCTTGTAGTTGAGCCTCTTCGTCAAGATCCTCTTTAGTTGAGTCGCTTAAACTATTTTCTAGTTTTTTAGTTTCAAATCTTATTCTAGCCGCCTCAATTTCTTTTAATGTTATTTCCTCTTCAATCCTACCGGCTTCTTTAAGAGCTGCGATCCTGTCTTCAATAGATACGTTTTCTTTATCGGCTGCCTTTTCTCTTAATTCGTTAAATTTTCTAGTAGCCTCCGCTCTATCTAAAATTAATTGTCTTTCTAATTTATCCGCTTTAGCTCTCTCGTCTGCGATTTGATTTGCTAACTGTAATTCCTTTCTAGTTTCCTCTCCAAAGTTTTTAACCTTTTCAGTAACCTCAGAGAAATTATTTTTAAGATCGTCTATTGCTCCGCCTAAATTTTTGAAGTCTCCCGTTAATACAGTTCCTATAACTTTACCAACTGACATTAAAGTTTTACCTATTCTAGCTAAGACATCTGAGACGTTACCGGTTATAACCGATATTCTAGTCATTATCTTAGCAAACTTATTTTGTCCCTCTTCGCTAGAAGTAAAGGCTTTTCCTAAAGCTACAACTCCTAATACTAAAGCTCCAATACCCGTAGCAATTATAGCTATACGCATTTTATTAAATCCTTTAGTAGCTCCGCTTAAAGATCCTGTTAAATTTTTAGTACCGCTTATTAATCCCCCTGTTTGTTGATCTAAAATACCTACAACCCCCGAATAATCTCTTGAGGCTTTTGTATTCTCTTCAATTACTTTATTATTTTTTTTACGCTCTGAATTGATTTGTTTTAAAGCGGTTTTTTCCTCTTGTATTGCGGCCTTAGTTTCTTTTATTTTTTTATTTAGGACGGATCTCTTTTGCATAGCTCGCCCCGAGTTTCCCGTAGTCTTATCTAGCTCTTTATTATATTTATTAAGATCTTGTTGTAAATCTAATATAAGATCCTCGCTAGCTTGAAAGGATTTGTTTAACTCATCAATATTAGCTTGAGCTTCTTTTGTTGAGATCTTTAACTCATATTCTTTTGAGATTACTGCCATTTAATTTCTCTTTTAAGTTGTTTATATGCTTTTTTAAATGAAGTAGGTAAAGCGTATTTACCTTGAGCTATTCTAATATTTTCAGTCTCTCCGTTACAAAATTGTAATAAATCTATTATGTTTTTTATCATACTATATTAAGTAACTCTAAACTACTTTCTCCGGTAGTTAGATTTGTTGTTATACTATTAATTCTATAATTGTTATTATTTAACGAAATTTTATCGTTCAATTTTAAATTATATATCATTTTTAATGGAATATAGGCTTTAACCTTTGTTAAACGCCTTTTATTATTATAAATATCTGTCAAATAATTCTTATAGAAATTCTCAAATAAAGTCCCTGTAAACGAAGTATCTAAAGTATATTCGTTCTGTTCTAAACTAAAATTAATATTAGTCGTACTCGTTGAGCTAGATATAGCTAAACTATTAGACGGAATATTATAAGTAGTTAAAGATTGATGAGAACTAGAGGTATTTCTAAAAGATAAAGCCGTCCCCGAAGTTTGTTTAATTGCGTAAAATAATAAAGGTTTACCATAATTAGGCTCTTCGTTATCATTTACAAACCAACCCCATTGAATAGTAGTATTAGCTCCTCCGTTTGCGTCTACTAATCTTTGATATTGTAAATGTTCAAATGGGATCTCTATTTCGTAACTCTCTTCGGGAGCATCGTATTTAGCATTATCTAAACTAAAGTCTAAAGTCCCCCAACCTTTATTCTCTAATTGCTCATATTGAATAGCTAGAAAAGTATTTAAACCTTGATAGCCTAATTTAACCTCTCTATATGGTAAAGCTAAGTCTACGCTACTTGACTTGACATCAACAAACTCGTCAATAGTCCAAGTTGTACTAGAGGCGTTATAATAGCTATCTAAAGTCCTTACTACTATTGTTCCGTCTGTATCAACAAAAGCCGTTAAATTAAACATTTGGAAAAGGCCTGTTAAGAAATCTAATACTTTCATTTTTGGGATCTGTTCTGTTATGACAAACTCAAACGTAGTAGACGTATTTAATGCAGAGCCATTTCGCCAAGTGTCAGTCCAATTATTAGAGATGACTTCGCCTCCCTCTGTTCCGTTTACCTCCCATACTATATTGGCGGTATTGAAAGTTATTCCGCTAGAGTCAGACGTTCCTATTTTTAGAGTATAGTCTCCGGCGGACATTGTAAAATCTGACTCGCTTAAAATTGTAGTACCGGTATTATTTTGTTGAGAAAAATATAAAGATCCATTTCTAAAAACTTGTATATCGTAAGACGTACTTGAATTTGTTGGAGTCATTGATAAACTAAAACTATCTATACTATTAGGATATGTTACAAGAGTTCCCGATACAATTAAAGCTCCGCTAGCCGTGAATAATCTAGGATTTGCGGTATTATAAGGACTCCATAAAGTTACTTGTCCGAATTGCATTGTTACTTGTTCGGCCGGCTCAACGTCTCCTTTTTTTCTATGCAGCCACATAAATAAATTATGAAAGGTTGTATTAGAAGAGTCGTTAAAAAAATCGTTACTAAATGTTATACTATATTTAGACTCAATAGCATCTATAATAGCTTGTAGTCTCAAAGCATATTTTAGATCTGTCCAAAAAACCCCGTGATCGTGTGAGGATCCTGTATGATAATAAACGTTACCCGTATTGTTAGTATGAGCTGAGCTACTACTATTATAAAATAATTGCGTACCGTGAGTGATTAAAGGAGTGATTAAATTTGTACTACTTGTTAAAGTTTGTAATTTTTGCCTTACTGTTGTACTATTATAATTTTCATTATAACTATTCAAGCTAGATAAAGCCGATAATTCGTCGTCTCCTACTAGATCTTTTAAATTAACTGTCTCTCCAAAAAATGTAATCTTGTAAGCGTAAGGTTTGTTTTTCTTTAATTGTACTCCCTCTAATTTTACAAAGCCTTTTTTAAACGGAATATTATTTAATTCAATATTTGCAGCTACTTTATTTCTAGCATCAAAGCCGTCTATAATATCAAATTTATAATAGTGTTTAAATATTTTGTTATTTACTTTGGAGGCCGGAATACTAAAAGTTTTAGTAAACTCAGTAAAGATCTTTTTAATATCTCGTATATTTTGAATTGATTGAGTTATTGAAACGCTCTCATCTTTAAACAAATCTATCCTTGTCCCACTTATATAGAGTTGTAGTTTTTGCATTATCTAACATTATTAATATAATCTTGAGCCTCTTCAAAGTCTATGGTATAATCAACTAATTTATCATTTAAGCTAGTTTTATAAGTAAAGCTACTAGATCTTACAGTTACCGGAGTTGGATTTCCGTCTATAATAATCCATACTGCCTCAGATAATAATAACTGTTCAAAATAAGCGTTAGCTCTTTCCGGATAATATCCCGAACTTAGAGAATATGATTTTTTACCGTTTTTATTATATGTCTCTATGCTATGAGGATAACTAGGATAACCCGCTACGGCCGGTCTAAAATAACTAGGCGTTGTAGTTGAAGTATCTATAATATTTCTTTGGAAAGTTTCTGAGCTTGTATTTATAACGTCTACTTTTTTAGTAAAGAAAAATAAAGGTTGAATAGCTCCAAATTTATTTACAAAATAAACTAAAGTAGGAGTATATCTAGAACAGTCTACAACTTTTATATTTAAAGTTGAGGATCTATAAGTGTAGGTACTATCGCTAGTACCGGACGCTATATTAGTTATATTAACTATATCGTCGCTAGTATCTGTTGCACTTAAATAAATATTAGTTGAGGCCGGAGCAAAAAATTCGTAATTAGTACCGTCTAATTTTTCTATTAAGAAAGCATTAGTAGCTCCTTTGGGTATTTGAGTATTTGCTCCCTCGCTCCATTCACTATAACCGTCAAAGCAATTAAAGGTATGGCTTAATGTCGATCCTACTTGAGATCCTCCCGCATTTGCAGCGTTATAAAATTTTATAGTTGTATTTACTACGATCTGAGTTGAATTTGTAAATATATTTCCGGATATTTTCCAAACTTGAGGCGTTTGTATATAATCTCTTGCTAACTCAGCTACTTCAAAAGTTGCCGTACTTCCGGCCGTACATTCTTTAACTATTGTATATCTCAATGTACTATCAATAGTTAATTCTAATTTAACTGAGACGGCTCCACTTGGAGCGGTTTCTACTTTATATATAGGCGATCTTAAAGGGTATATATCCATTGTTTATTTTTTTTCTCCAAATATTATAGTCTTTTCTGTATCTAATAAAAAGGCATTTAAGAACTGATCCCCAAATCTTTGAATACCTTTATCAAAAGGAGTAGTAAAGAAAAATCTAGCTCTTAATCCTTTTCTCCATATACTATTTATAATTAAATAGCTTATAGACTTATAACTCATATAACGACCTCTTTTATCTCTCCAACGGAATTTTTTTAATTGTACCCAATTTTGAATCCCGTCTGTTAATCCTCCTTTTCGTCCGGATCCTGTCCCAAATCTAAAAGGACTATTAGCACTAGATCCATAACTAGATTGAGTACCTTTAACTCCTTGATCTTGAAATAGGCCGTAGTCTTCCATTTCAAAACTCACTAAGAAAGCGTCTTTTTCAACTGTTACTGTTGGCTTTATAGATTTATATAACCTACCGCTAGCGTTACCTCCGCTTTTAGTTAAGTTAGATCTAGACTGTTGAACTACATAACTAGCAAACTCTTTTACTTTTAATTCTAGCTCTTTTAAAATCATTTATCTTTTTTATTTAATAAATACCATTTTTGTATAGTATATCCTATTGTAACTCCGAGTAATATAATTTTTAATATAATGTCTATGTTTGTCAATGAGAGAGTAAATGAGCTTGCGTTTATAAATAAAAGTTGGTAGTCAGTTGGTTTCATTTTAACATATTGTTATATCATTATATATTATTATATCCATAGTAGCCGAGAAACCCGCTAATTGATTTTCAAACCTATCATAAAAAGGCTCTAAAGTTGGATCGCCTTGTAATTGATATTGGTCTGTATGTAAAGTCCCTCGTCTTAATAATTGTATTAATTTATTTAAAACTCCTAATTGAGTATTTAAAATATCTTGCATATTATTATTTCCGGTAAACTTATCGACCGTTAAAGATTTGCTTTGATTAACCATATCGCAAGCTAAGACGCTTACGTTAAAAGTTAAAGTTTGCTCTCCTACTACTACGCTATTTACTATGATATGAGCAAGAGGAAACATATCTTGTTTACTAAGGTTAATATCGGATAGATCCCCGCTAGTAACTGTATTTATAGATTGATCCTCTAGTAACTTGCTTTTTAAGGTTTCTGTTAATTGATAATAACCTCTTATTCCTTGATTACTCATTTAAATTTCTTTTTTATCTCTTGAGCTTCTAGCTCGTTTTTATCTTTTACAAACGCTAACCAAGTAAAACAAGTATGAACATTTAATTTGGTGATATGTTCAAGTTTTGTAATATCTGATCCACATAACGTCCAAAGTGATTGATACCAACCCCATTTTCTCCCGAAGTTAGAAACTGCCGATAAACTTCCTGTTGATCCTTCTCCAAAAAGTTCTGGATATTGTTCGACAAATCTAGACCTAGCTTTATCAAAAAAAAAATTGAGCTAGTAACCGCACTCATCGGCATATCCAATAAATAAACCTCATCTCCAACTTTATACTCGTCAATAGCGTATTTATCTTTTACGCTTGCAACGATAGGCCTATATAAAACGTTCATAGCTTTTTCTATGTTGTCCCAATCCCCTATATAGGTATCGAGATCAATATACTCTCCTAAGCTCATTTCATCTAACGACGGATGAAAACCATATTGGATTTTCCCTAGTTTAAATTTTCTGACTAAAGGAGGTTTAGCCTCAAATGTTTTATTTAAGATCTCTACAATTTCTTCCGAGTCTTTATATTTAAGTCTTAATACCTCTTCGAGTTTCATTCCACAAAAGATCTCAAGCATCTTAGCCTTTATAAATTTCTCGTCTTTGTTTTGATCTTGTATTTTTAGAAAATGTTTATAGTCCCTTAATTTTATGTTATCTAAACTCTCGGGAATATTTACTTTGATTTTCATAACTATATAACGGTTTTTATTAAACTTTTTATTTATAAAAAAAAGTGAGTCAAGAGTACCTAAACCACTTAGGAAAATAGTACCCTCGCTCACTATCCAAACTAACTAAACTAACTAACTGATGAAAAATTTTAAGCGGTTTAAAAGTCTTTTAATTTCTCATATTTTTTTCTCAGCTCTTCAAGTTCAAGCAAGGCCTTATTCTTACTATATTTATAATCGCCTATTGCCTCTCTATGAAAGTGGTTGTCCCTTTGGATCTCAACTACATAAAGAGATATTTCTAATAAGCATTTACTTAACTTTTTAAGCTGCTCGTTCTCGGGTTTTAATTTAACCCAATCTCTAACAAGGCTTGAACAAAACTCCATATTGGAGTAATACTCAAGATCCTTAAGATTTTGCACTTTGTCTATTGGCATAATTAAAGATAATAAATTTTATCCGTAATATATAACCATTGACAACCAATACAAAAAGAATAAAGAGGATAGGAACATAAAGTAGCCTATCCCTCTTAATATATTTTTAAATCTATTCATCGTAATATACTTCATCGCATACTGTAATATTGTGCCAATTTTTGAGAGCATAACTTATAAAATTATCAATATGCTTTTTGTTATTAAATTCTCTGTTTACATAAACCGGCCTAGCCCGTCTATTTCTAAATACTATCGTTGCTTTAATTGACATTTGTTTAGTTTAAGTTAATAATATTTAAATCTACAAATAAATATCCGAATTATCAACAAAAAATTTAAAAACTTTTATCTTATTATATATCTACCTCTGTTGGGATTTTCTAGAGACATCATTAAAGCATAACGACAAGCGTCAATACAATCGGGATGCAATCCTGTTGGTTTCTGTAAATTGTTACCCTCCGTATCCTTAGCCCAAACATATCCTTGAAGTTCTCTAATTAGATTTTTAGATCTTGAAGTTATATAGATCTCATTTTGGTTAATTAAGTTAATTCCATATATAACTGAGTTTTGGCCTTTAGTTACCGGAAATATTTTATGACCGTAGGATCTCAGCTCGCTTATACTCTTAGGCTCTGCGGAGTCTGCATATATATTATAGTTGATATTGTTTTGTCTAAAGAAGTTACTAAGATCTCTATTTAACATTCCTTTTCTATATAAGACCTCGTCAAATATATAAGCGTCATTCCATTTATAAAGATTTATAATTACGCTTGGATCCACAGAGTATCCAAAATCGAGTCCCGCACAAAGTACCCTAGCGTCTTCGGGGATCTTATCTATTGACTTCCAATCCGGAATACATACCCCCTCTAAGCTACCTATCTCTCCTAGTCCATATACTTTCCACCAATTAGCCCAATAAGTAGAAGTCTTAGCTTTTTCTTTTGCTTTCTCTATTTCTTTTACTATTGATTGAGGTAGGCTATCATTATCTTTATAAGTAAGAGTTAGAAAGTCTGTATCCTCTTGGCCTATTAATTCTTTATCAACCCAAAACAAGTTTGTCGGGTTATAATCTAACCATATATTATTTGAAGTCCTTACGCTTAATTGTTGGTAACTTTCAAAAGAAATATTATTGCACTCATTGCAAA